GTTCCTTTCGAGTTTCAATGTATTCGGTAGCACTACTACACGTACTACCAACCCTACTGCGACTGCTCCGGATGAAAATCCTACTTTCTTTGAAGCTGCGACGACTACTGGTGAATTTGTTGGCGACGGATGGGTGGATCCATTCGATCGTACTAAGGTTACCGTATTGTCTTCTCGTGTGATTACTGTCAATCCGGGTGTTGAAAACGACGCCGGTACTGGTATTATTTCTGCACCAACACCGTTTAGTTTCTATTACAAGCTTAACAAATGGATACAAGTTGAAGACCCATTACACACATCTTTTACTGGTACTACTGCACGGTTCAAACACGGTACCTATTACCTCGTAATGCAGGTTATCGCAAATACCAACGATGTTTCAAGCACTGCTGTAGGTGAGATGGATTATAAGGTTAGAGTTCATTTCCGTGATCCTTAGAACAATGGTCTGTTAAGAGTAATAAACTCACAATTTAAGGATAGCCAATCTCTGTGTCGTCCCAACTCCATTCTGGGGTCATATTCTGGATTACATAGCCAAATGCATGGTCTTCCCCATCCCTCAATAGATCGTTTTCTCTTGTACTTGTCGGTGAGAACAAAGGACTTCTGGCAGCCCAGGAATGACTTCCACTGTGGAAAGAATTTTGCATCAAAGTCGTCGAGTACAATGTACTTGGCATTGTCGTCCCACACATCGAGGTTGAACATCCCGCCGCAGTAAATATGTCGGCCGAGGCTTCTGGCCCACTCTGTTTTTCCGAAACGGCTCTGTGAAATAAGGACCAAAGATTTGGGTCGCTCCTGTTCTTAGTATTAGAGTTAGTTACAGCTCCCCCGGAGGGGGCGGGGGGGGCGCACGCGATTCACTAGTAAAAAAATACCTGCGATTCCATGTTCACTGCCCTCCACTCGGCCAACCCATCTGGCTCCACGAACGACGTGTGCGTTGGAGCGTACTCCACTGGTTTGTCTCCCCATCTCCATTCGGCGTATTCAAGGAGGCGTCCATGATAGAGCACTGAATCTCTAGGATAGTGTCGGCCAACAAGGTCCAGAAAATCGTCCTGTCCAGTCGCGAGCTGAAGAATCTCGCCATACTTGATGGTAGTTGATCCCTCAGCTGATACATTCCCGATAAAATCTCCCTCTTTCTGGCAGTAGTTAATGACATTGGCGGCGTTTCGTACTGCTGAAATGTTAGGGTGACGTCCATCCACGTCGAAATAACCCATGTCTCTGGAGTCGAGTCTGTCTCCGAACTCAACATAAGCGTGAAGATGATTTCCCCCCCCCTCATGCTGCTCCAATCCAACAGTATACCCGGTGACACCACCAAGCGCGAGCAGGAAGTCGGCCAACCGTTCCTTAGATAGCTCTCCGCACTGCGCGTAAGTAAGGAAAAAACGTTTTGCGTTGAGTCTGCCATTCACTGGACGGTTTGGCGGTGCTTGCATAGAGGGCTGGAATTAATATTACCCAGCCCTCATCGCGGAACGCGGGAGTTTATATATGTATAAAAGGTGCTGCGCAATTGAAACACATTTCGATGGCGAACGCTGGTTGGCAGTTGGGGATTGCTGCAATAGGAACACTTGCAGCTGCGTATCCGTTACACAAATTGGATCAACAAATTGAAAGCCGAAAGCGTCCATATCCAAGTCCGGATCAGAGCCCTGTCATATCCAATAAGAGATTTCGATCTTTACGTTTTACAAGAAAGGTCATGGCTTTCCGTTCTCGTAAGTTTACTCGCTCACGTCGTCCTCGTAGGTTTCGCGGTAAGCGTCGTGGCGCACGTAGGTTTCGCGGCAAACGTGGTTCTTTTAAGAGAGCTGTTAGAAGAGTTATCCTTAGAACAGCCGAACCCAAATGTAGAATTACATCCCGGGTAAATGCTTGGCCTCTTGCTCAGGGTGATGCTACGTCCCGTATCGTATATGTTATGGATCCCATACAACAGCTTGTACAGGGTGTTGAAAACGACGAATTCTTGGGTAACAAGTTTTTCGTAAAGGGTATATCTTTCCGAGGTCAGGTCGGTACCAGTGGTGAAGGTACCACGTTCCAGGGTTACCACGTACGAGTTACTTGGCTTTGGTCTAAGAAACAGAATCAAGGGTTCCTTTCGAGTTTCAATGTATTCGGTAGCACTACTACACGTACTACCAACCCTACTGCGACTGCTCCGGATGAAAATCCTACTTTCTTTGAAGCTGCGACGACTACTGGTGAATTTGTT